TAAGTAGTTAATAAAATTCAGATACTAACCTAAAAATTCAAATTCTTAATTTTCTTAAATAAATAGTAATATGAGTAAGATTAAACCTATTAAATTAACTAAACTAAAACCGTTAAAACAATTAAAGGGCTTGAAGTCACTTAAGAAACTAAGAACATCGCCTGTTACATCAAAATTGCAGGCAAGATTTAGTAAAGATAAAGTTTCTGAATTGAATTTTAAAGACTCAATTGCTAAAGTTAAGGATTTCTTAAAACAAAAAGCAGAGCCTACACAGAAAGTTTTAATATCAGGCAAAGTGTTAATGTATAAATACAATGCCAAAGATAAAACGCAAGTATATGATAGAACGCCTTTAACAATGGTATTATCAAAATCAAATACTTATATGTTAGGTTTAAACTTACACTGGTGTCCTTATGCAATGAGAAAAAAATTAATAGATTTTTTCATAAAGATTAATAGACCTAGAATTAAACAAGGATTAGAACCTGAATTAAATTATCATCAAGTTAAACCTGTTTTAGCAAGATTAGGATTCTATCCTGTAATAAGACTTTATATTAGAAAACGTATGTCAGCAGGTGCAATTGTTGTTCCTACATCAGCACTTTATGAAGTTATAAGAATAAAATCAGAAACATTTACAGGCAAGGCTGTATCAGCAGAACAATTGTATAAAAGAGCCGTAAATCAAGGTAAGAAATCTGCACTTAAAAAAGCAGAACAAAAATCAAACGTAAAATCTATTAGAGATAAATCTAATAAGAAAAACAAATTTAAGAAAAAATAAAAAAAAAGGATAATATATGACAACAAGTTATGAAGCAGTTAATAATCTAGTTAATCTTATTAAATCTGAAAATATCAGTGAATTTAAAGATGAATTTAGAAGTTATTTCTTTAATAAATTTAATCAAAATAACGCTATTAAAATGTTTAAACAATCATTCAATGAATTAGAAGATTTAAAGAATTCTCTTGCTAAAATAAATAAAAAATTTGGCGAATAATAAAAGTAAAAATTATATAAGGAGTAAAAATATGATTAAACCTGAAGTAAAATTTTATGATTTAGATATATTATCTAAACAGATTAAATTTAGAAAATGGATAGCCAAAGATAGGCGATTATTTAAAGAACAAGTATCTAGTGCTAATAATGACTCACTTAAAATAGGTAAAATAACTATTAATAATTTATTAATAAATTGTTTAGATACTAAATATCCTTTAAGTATAGATGAAATTAGATATATATTAATAAAAATAAGAGAAAATTCAATATCTGATGAAGTTGAATTTAATACTAAGTGTGATATATGCGGAAATATAGAAACACACAAAGTTAAAATTTCAGATTTAGTTAGTATATCTTATAATCCTATTAAAGAAATAATCATTGATGACATCAATATAAAACTAGGCGAGATTAAAAATATTGATTTCTATAATACAAAAATATTAGATTCAACAAACCCTATATTAACAGATTTAATTTTAAGAATAGAATCTATTAATTCAGAAATAGATTTTACTTATGATGATTTAGTTGATTATTTTGATAATTTAGAAACTGATATACTTGATAAAATCTTAGAAATTTATAATAAACATAGATTTAAATTAGATATTAAATATAGTTTTAAATGTAAGAAATGTTTAGGACAAAATAATCAAGAATATACAGATTTACCTGATTTTTTCCCTACTAAATGGCTTGAAGCATAATGTTTAAACGTTTGAAATTATCTGATACAAAAGAAGTAATACTTAAAGCCTATAATACAGAATTAGAAAGAGATATATTAATATATACTTTATCTGATGAAATAGACTTAGACGGATTGTTTCAAACGTTATCTAATAATATACAATATATAAATTGTGATTATAATTCCTTAAATTTAGACGAAAAATTACTAATTTTATATAATATAAGAAGTATTAGCATAGGCGAAGTTTTTGAAATTCGTTGCAAGTGTCCTAAATGTGGCGAAATAAATGAATTAGGTATAAATGTAAGTGAAATTTACACTAAATCTAATTTAGCCCCTGATTTTAAAGGATATAAATTAAATAATATTATTGAGTCTTCTGATGATATTTCTAAATTTGTAGATTTTGACCCTGAATTACTAGAAACTAAAGATTATGATGAATTAAAAGATTATATTAATAAAAATAAATCAAAAATAGATTATATACACTCTAAATTTTGCCATAATCCGCAATGTCAATGTAATCTTAAAATTAATTTAAGAGATATAAATTTAGCAGTATCATCACTATCTGAAGACTCTTTGACTACATTTTATACATCTATTAATAAACTTGTATATGTTGGTGGATATGACTTATCAGGATTATATAAAGCATATCCTTATGAACGTTCAATGTATATAGGACTACTCCAAAAAGAAATAAAAGCAGAACAAGACCGAAAAAACTCTAATAAATCTCTACTTTAAAAGATTTAATTTTTATCTAAGATAAATTATTATAATATTAAATCTCTAAATAAAAATAAAAGGTTATTTTATGAATAAAAAAGATGAAATTAAAGTATTAGATGATAGAGAACACTTATTATTACGTCCGCAAATGTATATAGGTGCAGTAGATAAGACAGAAATTAATGATTTTGTTATTAATAATGACACAAATAAAGTGGAAAATAAAGTAGTTTCTATTGTTCCAGGATTGGTAAAAATTATAAACGAAATTATTGATAATAGTATAGATGTTGCGATAAAGACAAATTTTGAGTATTCTAATATAATTAAAGTTAATATATCTGATACAGAAGTTTCAGTTAAAGACAATGGAACAGGTATTCCAATTAAAGAAAACAATGGTATTTATTTGCCACGTTTATGTTGGGGTTTTGCAAGAGCAGGTTCTAATTTTAATAATGATAATAGAACTCAAATTGGTATGAACGGCGTTGGTTCTTACACATCCAACGTATTTTCAACAAAATTCACAGGTATCACAGATGACGGAACAAATCATTATGAAATTACTTTTATTGATAATGCTTCTCAATTTGATGAAAAAATATCTAAATCTAAAAAACAAGGAACAGAAGTTATATTTGAGCCTGATTTAAAAAGATTTAAATTAACTAAAATAACCGAAGAACATAAAAATTTTATATACCAAAGACTTTTAAATTTAAGCATATGCTTTGATAAAATTACCTTTTATTTTAATGATAAAAAAATTAACACAAAGAATTTTAAACAATATATTTCAATGTTTAATGATAGTTCTGAAATCTACGAATCAGATAATATAAAAATAGGTGTATTGCCTAATGATACAGACGATTTTAAACATTTTAGTTTTGTAAATGGTCTTAAAATTCCTGACGGCGGAATTCATATTGATTTAATTTCTAATCAAATTACTAATATAATAAGAGATAAATTAATTAAAAAATATAAATCTATTAAGCCTGCTGATATTAAAAATAAATTAACTTTAATTGTTTTTATATCTAATTTTCCTAATCCTAAATTTAATTCGCAGACTAAAGAAAAATTGACAAATTCACAAAAAGAATTTAATGAATTTGCAGATATAGATTATAATTTTGTTGATAAAATTCTTAAAAATCAAGATATTATTAATCCTATAATAGATTATTTTAAGATTAAAGAAGAGTTTAAAAATAAGCAAGAACTTAAATCTGCTACTAAAGTTAAAGGTAATTTATCAGATATAGAAAAATATATACCTGCTACACATACTAAAAAATATCTCTTTATTTCTGAAGGCGATTCAGCAAGCGGTGCAATATCAAGTATTATAGGTCGTAAAGAATCAGGATATTATACACTAAAGGGCAAGCCATTAAATGCTTATGATAGGTCAAGTTCTGAATTTGCTAAGAATACTGAATTAACAGATTTATTTAATATTATTAAGGCTGAAGATTATCAATATATCGTATCTGCAACAGACCAAGATTTAGACGGAATTCATATTACTACATTATTAGCAGGATTTATTGAAAAATATTTACCTGATTATAAAAATAGATTTTGTAAGATTAATACACCTATTAAATCTGTATTAAAAAATAAACTTCCTATACGTTGGATATATTCATTAAATGAGAACCTAGAATACTCAAATTCAGACCACGTTAAATATTATAAAGGTTTGGGTAATTGGACTAAAGAAACATTATCTGTTATATTAAACAAAGACGGACTAGATAAGATGATTGTTAAATTTGATTTCGATGACCCTGAAATTATAAATGATTTTCTAAGTTCTGAAGAATCTGATAAACGTAAAGAATATATTAGAAATAATGAATTTAGTATAGCCACGCTATAACGCTATAAACATTATAACTCTATAATTTAAGTTTAAATTTATTTGTTTATAAGTTTAATTTAAGTGATATAGTGTTATAATTCTCTTGTTTTTAAAGATTAAGACTTCAAAGAAAGACAAAGGAGAACAGAATGAAAAAGATAGTCTTACAAAATGCACCAGAGATTAAAACTAAAGTGTTACAAAAAGTAACATTTGCAGACACAGATTGTCTATTTGTTGAAGCAGGCACACAGTATATATTACTTACTGTTAAAGACAATAATCAATCAACAATATATGCTGATTATAAAACACAAGACGGATTTAAAAATTGTCTAAAAGAGTTTTATAACCTTAGAAATTACGTAAGAAAATCAAAGGGATTATAATCAATAATCCCAAAAGGTGTGTAACTTATTCACACCTTTTCACTACTTATTCACTATATTTTCACTACTACAATTAATAATATTTTAATCAAAATTTTTATATAATCTTATAAATTTAAATTTTACAAATTAATTGATTTTACTTATATTATTAATAATTTTTATTATTAAAGAATTTAAGTCTATCAAAGTTTATGTAAATATAATTACCCACAAAAATTTATGACAAAAAGGAAATACACAATGCTTACAGATTTGCAAATTCAAGAGAAGAAAGACTACATAGAACAATATATAAGTGCTAAGAATTCGGCAGATGGTTCAAAACACGACGCAAATGCAAATGTTACTAATAAAAATATAGCAACATTATCAGCAGAATTATTTAAAGATTATACAAGACAACTTAAGATTTCGTTAATTCAAGATAGAATAAGAGCAAGATTTGACGATGATTTAGCAAAAGAATTTAAAAGACAATTAGACGCAGGCGAAGTATATTTAAATGACTCAACAGGATTATCAATATATTGTAATGCTATATCTTTATATCCTTTTTTATTAAACGGATTAAAAGATTTAGGTGGCGAGTGCGACGCACCAAAACACCTAAGTTCATTTTGTGGTGGATATGTAAATTTAGTTTATGCAATTTCAGCACAACAATCAGGTGCTTTAGCAACTGTCGGATTTTTAATGTGTTTTGATTATTTTGCAAGAAAAGATTATGGCGAAAATTATTTAGAAACAGCAAAAGATAAGATAACTGCTGAACTTCAGGGCGTAGTATATAGTATTAATCAGCCTGCAGGTTCAAGGGGATATCAATCAAACTTCTTAAATTGGACTATATTTGATAAGTATTATTTTAATGCTTTATATGAGAATTTTGTATTTCCTGATATGACTAAACCTGATTATGAATCAGTTAATAAACTTCAGAAATTCTTTATGAAATGGTTTAATAAAGAAAGAACTAAACATATATTAACATTTCCTGTAATTACTGCAAGCGTGTTAAACAATGGCGAAGAATTACTTGATAAAGATTTTCAAGATTTTATCGCTGAAGAATTAGCAGAAGGTAATTCGTTCTTTATCTATAATGACACAAATGCTTCAAGTTTGTCTAGTTGTTGTTTTGATGGTTCTGAAATAATATCTTATACTAAAGATAATAAAACATATAATAAAGAAATTAAAGATTTCGTAGAAGAATTTGTCAATTTATATGGTAAAAATGAAGGTAAGATAGATTCTGATATTTTTATTAATTCTTATAATCCTGAAACACTAGAAATAGAGAAAACAAAAGTAACAGGATTCTTAAAGAAATTTAATAATTATAAACAAATTATTACTTTAGAAACTAAATATAATTCTATTAAAATAACGCAAGACCATATAATATTGGTTAAAAATAAATCAACTAATTTAATTCAAGAATTAGAATCTTTAGAACTATTAAATAAAGAAAAAGATTATTTAGTATATGTTGATTGCGATGATTATAAAGGTTGGAGTGATATTACGTTTATTGATATTAAAGAGCATAATAATTACGTATATGATATTGAACTTGAAAAAAATCATTATTTTTCTGCAAATAATATAATTACACACAATTGTCGTTTAAGAAATTCAATAGAAAATCAAGTCAATGAATTTTCATTTACACTTGGAGCAGGTGGCGAAATGACAGGCTCAAAAAACGTAATGACTATTAACTTAAACAGACTTATACAAGATAAGAGAGATTTAAGAACAGAAGTTGATAAAGTTCATAAATATCAAGTTTCGGTAAATGATTATTTTATGGATTTATATAATAAAGATATGTTACCTGTATTTAAAGCAGGTTATAATTCGCTTGATAAGCAATTCTTAACAATAGGTATTAATGGTATTGTTGAAGGTGCAGAATATTTAGGATATACAATATCTAATAATCCTGAATATATGAAATTTATTTCTGATACTCTTAAAGAAATATCAGATATTAATAAAGAGAATTCTAAAAAATATAACGTTAAATTTAACACTGAATTTATACCTGGTGAAAATGTTGCAGTAGTATTTGCAAAGAAAGATAAAGCAGACGGATATAAAGTAACTAGAGATTGTTATAGTTCTTATATTTACGCCCCTGAAGATGAAAATATTTCAATACTAGATAAATTTGAGATGATGGGTGGTAAATCAACAGAATATTTAGACGGCGGTTCAGCGTATCACTGCAATTTAGATGATTATCCTAGTAAAGAGCAATTTATTAAATTACTTAAAATTTCATCTAAAACTAAATGTAAGTATTTTTGTTTTAATATTAAGATAACAATATGTAATGATTGTGGAAATATTGATAAACATACATTAACATCTTGTCCTAAATGTGGAAGTAAGAATATAGATTATGGCACTAGAATTATTGGATATTTAAAAAGAATTTCTAATTTTTCTACACCTAGACAAAAAGAACACGCTTTAAGATATTATTCAAAAGAGAAATAGTAGTGTTATATTACTCATATAATCAAATTGTATTACAAGAAGTTCCTGATGAAATTTCATTGGGAATTTCTATATCAGGTTGTCCTTTAAAATGTAAAGGTTGCCATAGTCCTGAAACTTGGAATCCTAATTTTGGCAAACAATTAACTGAAACTGAATTTAATCAATTATTAAGTAAAAATCCATTTATAACTTGTGTTTGCTTTTTTGGTGGCGAATGGAATTCAGAATATTTAATTAAATTAATTAAAATTGCTAAATCTAAAAATCTTAAAATATGCTTATATACAGGATTAGAATTTGATGACTTGCCTAAAGAATTGATACAAGAATTAGATTATATCAAAACAGGCAGATATATTGAAGAATTAGGTGGTTTAAAATCGCCTAATACAAATCAGAAATTTATTAAATTAAATAATTCTAGTGATTTATAATAAATTTATATTTATAAATATACACTTCAAGATTTAAACTACATTTAAAGTTAAATTGTTATAATCCTAAATATTTTATATAAGGAGCATAAGATGTTTGAAGAATTTAGAGAAAAGAAATTGATTGAAATAGGTAAGGATTATAAGTTTATAATAGAACATATACTTCCTGAAGCATTTGTTAAACAACCTAATTCTAATGAAGTTTATATAAAATCAAGTTTTATGAGAAAAAATAAAACAAAAAAGTATAAACTTCTTAAAAAATTAGACTTAATTATTGAAGATTCAGGCAGAATTTATCTTACAGATAAATCTTACAGAATGATTATTGATACATTTAAATCTGAATCTAAAGAAATAAATCTTACAAATTTTTTAGCAAATTTAATCAATAAATCAATTAATAGAGATTTATTTTTAAGAATTCTTGATACGTGTGAATATTAATAATTCTAATACCTAGCCACTTTATTTAATAGATAAATACATTTAATTAAATATATTTAATAAGGTTAATATAGTGGCAAATACAGGTATTATTCAAAGAAGAGAAAAGAAAGATTACTTTTATACCGATGAAACAAAACCTTTACAAGGCGAAATTGTTTATGCTATTGATACTGATGAATTTGGAACAATAAATTCAAATGGCGATATAGAGTGGATTCCACGTAAAGGTCTTGTAACATCAGTAGCACATAAAAATGGCGATGTAGAATTAGATAAAACAGATGTAGGCTTAGACCAAGTCGATAATACTTCAGACTTTGACAAACCTGTATCTAATGCAACATTAAAACTACACCTAGAACATTCAACAGATACAAAAAATCCACATAAAGTTAATAAATTTCAAGTAGGATTAGGTAATGTTGATAATACAGCAGATATTGATAAACCTGTTTCAAATTTAACTAAGCAAGAACTTCAAAAATTAGATGATAAAAAGGTCAATAATTCAAGAGTTTTAACAGATGTTCCTGAAAATGCTAAATTTACAGATACTACATATTCTATTCAAGACGGCGAATTATCTGAATTTAACTTTAATCTAGCAAGAAAAGATAAATTAGACAATTTAGAGCATTCTAATTATGTATTAGGAACTCCTGCATTATCAGTTGAAGGTAGAGAAATTAAATTAACACGTGGCGACGGAACTTTTGAAACAATCCAAACACAAGATACAATTTATAATGATAGATATGTATTAGAACAACTAGAAAATCTTAAAAACACTAAATTAGATAATACCATAATACCTGCTAATGCTAAATTTACAGATACTATTTATGATGATACAGAATTAAGAAATAAAATTAATGATTTAAACACAGAAGATTTAAATATTAAAAATACTATTAATACTGAAAATACTAAATTAAAATCAGAGATTAAAAAAGTTAAAGACGAATCATTACCTTTGCACGGCAAAGCAGACGACGCTAAACTTTTAAATGGTAAAAAAGTTAAATCTGATTATAGTATTAATGATGATGAAAGTCCTGCTAGTATTACAGCAGTTAGAGAAGTTTATTTAAATTCAGAGAATAAATTAGCAAAATCTGATATTATAGATGATTTGACAACAGGTGGTTCAAATAAAGCACTATCAGCAGAACAAGGTAAAGCATTAAATGAATTAGTTAAAAACATATCAAAAGTTTTATCAACAAGTTCTAATGATATACAAGCAATTAAAGATGTTATAGAATTAGTTAAAAATAATAAAAAATTACTAGAAAATCTTAAAATAGATTCTATTTTAGGTCTTAAAGAAGCATTAAATTCTAAACTTAATATATCTGATTTAACAGGAACTAAAGTTTTAGATTTGTTAAATTCTAATGCAGTAAATACAAATCTTAATGCTGATAAATTAGACGGCAAAGATTCATCAGAATTCAATCAAGTAATTGGTGTTGATTATAGTTATCAAAAAGCAAATGTAGGTTCAAATGAACCTGAAAAATATCCATTTGTTACAAATTTAGTATCTGATAAGGGTGTAATTAAAAATGTAAATATTCGTGAATATAGTATATCAGATATTAAATCAGATTTTGGTGTTGATAGGGTTGATAATACTTCAGACTTAGAAAAACCTGTATCAACAGCAGTTCAAGCAAAATTAAATGAAATTAATAATAAAATATCTAATATAGGCAATTTAACAAATTCAATGACTTATAAGACTATTACAAATATTACAGAATTGGCAGGTGCTAAACCTGGATTATATAAAATTTCAAGTGCTAATTATAATATAGCAGGTCAAACATTTACAGATGATTATATTTTAAAATTATCTGATACTGATAAATTACATATATTAGTAGATTAATTGAATAAGGGATTAAGGATTATTTAATGGGTAAAATTTTAATAGAAAAATCAGGTATATTTACCGAAATATCAGGTGGAACACAAGATACACCACAGCAATTACTTGCTAAAATTTTAACAGTTGATGGTAAAGGTTCAGGATTAGACGCAGATTTGTTAGGTGGTGTTAATTATTCTCAATATGCACTTAAGAAAGATTATTATGATAGAAATATTATTAATACAGAATTATCTAAGAAATTAAATATTTCTGATTATAACAATGAAAAATCAACTTTTGCATTAAAAACAGAATTATTAAATTCTAATAAACCTGTATATGTTGTTTCAGATACAGAGCCAACTGATAAAAATGTATTTTGGATTGCAGAAGAACAAGACCCAACAGAAAATGTTGATAAATCTCTTGAAAGTTTAAAAAAATCTACAAATTCAAATTTATCAAAAATTCAACTTTTAGAAAATGAATTACAAACATTAAAATCAAAATTAAATTCAAGTAATTCAAGTTCAACTACATTATCACAACCTAGACCAAATTTATTAATTAATGGTGATTTTAGTTTTTGTAGAACAGCACATAAAAATGGTGCATTGGTTCAAGGATTTTTTAGAGGTGACACATACGTTGATAGTAATTTTGATATTTCTTCAAACAAAGATAATGTCGTTGATGGATGGTTCTCGGCACACATTCATACTAACAATCCAATTGAATGTTCTATATCACAAGAGATTTCTGATTTTTCTGATAATAATATTGAACTTGCTCCAAAATATTTAAAAATTAATAAAATACCAAATAATCACAAGAGATTATTTTTATTTCAAAGTTTATTTCAAATTGATAACTTTTTATCAAAACAAAAAGAAAATAATTTAGATTTTGTGATTTCAGGTATAATTAAACAAAAAGATTTAGATTTTGATTATGATATATATTTATTATATAATCATAATTCTCAAACTGGTCTTTTTACTGAATCAAAAAAAGTTAAATTAGATAAAGAATATATTGATAATACAGGTAAAACACCTATAAAAATTAATTATAATGTGTTTGAAAATATAAATTTAAAATTAAATAATTCTACTAATTATGATTTAGGTTTAATAATTAGTATTATATCAAAAGACAATACAAATAATTTTTCAAAAACAACAGCAACAAATCCTATTATGATAGGAAACTTAAAACTTGAATTAGTAAATAAAAATGAAGAAAAAATCCCAACATTATTTAGTTATTATAACAATTCATTTGTAGATGAAGATAGTCTTTTATCAAAATATTGGATTCCTTTTAAGGGAACTTTTTATTCACAATTGTGTTCTGATAATAAACATAGATTATCATTGTTTTTTAATAATGGTTGTTATTGTGCGAATGGAACAAGAGGTGACAGACCTGTTATTGTTGATTTTGATTCGCCAGCAATTACACAAACTTCAGTAAATTTTATATGTAATAGTGCATTTACTATTAAAGATTATTATATGATTACAGATAAAGACCGCAAGTTTGAAAGATATTTATTACAAACAACAAAATGGAATTAAGGATTAAATAAATGAAAAGAATTAAATATTATAATAAAGATACATTAAGATGGGAAAATATAGATTCAAAAATTATATCAAGTTCAGATAAATATCAAATTTATCAAAAATTAGATAATTATTTGCCTAAAAGTTTTGCGATAAAAAGAATAGATTTAAAAAAATTCAGCGACAATTGTGGATATAAATTAAGTCTTTATTCAAACTATAATAATAAATCACTATTGACTTATGATGTTTTATTACCTAGATATATAGAAAATAATGATTTAAAAAATTCACTTGCTTTTATAGATTTTTCAAAAGCAAGTTCTGATTTAACTCATTCAACTTATTATGAAAATAGAACACTCCAAATATCTAATATTAATTTTGATGGTAAAGAATATGAATCATTGTCAAGAAATCAATCATCTTCAGGAAATATATTAGATTATACAAAAGAAAAAATAGAAAATAATAAACACATAACTTATTATTATATTTGTTTAGCACGTCAAAATGATGGTTCAGATATAATAATTGATAAATTTGCTAGAATAGAAATTCAACAATATTTAATAGAAAATGTTGATGAAACATATACATTAAGAGTTGAATTAATACCAAAAGTTTTTATATATAATGGAACAAACACCACAATAAATTCATTAGATGTTGATTTTGATAAAATAAATGATGATAATTTTTATGAATATAAAGGCAATTCAACAATAACGATTAACTATTATGGAACAGGTTATGATACTACAAATTTAACAATATTAACAGATAATATAGATGAAATAGCAAATAAAAAAAATAATAATGATTATAATTATATTAAAGTGTCTTATAATAGAGATACACCTATTGTTTTAAATTTTGATAATGAAAATACAATTGACCTATCAAATGAAAAAGGACTTATAGATAATAAAGAGATAAATTTAGAAACTTTTTTAGAGAATAATAGTTTTGGTGTAGAAATTAATTATTCAGATGATTCTTTAATATATAACAATACTGACGCACAATTTACTCAAAAATTTGATAATATTGTTTCTTTTTTTAAAGATAATTATCTTTATTTGTGCTTTAAAATTAAAGGAACTGAAGAAATTAAATTATGTAGAATAGAATTAATTTCAATACAAAATGATGCAGAAACAACAATTAAATTAGGAAAAATAGAAGAATGTAAGTATAAATGTGTAAATCAAACCCCTTATGAAGGTAATAATGATAAAATATTAATATATTATCTATTTACTGATAAAAACTTCAAAAGACTTGAATATACAGAATATGAAAAATCTAATTTTGTAAAATTAATTAAAAAAGGACAGATATCTTTAAATGGTATAGTTTTTAAATTAAATGCAGTTGATTATTTTAAAAAAATAAACAAAAATAATGGAAATACAGAAAATTTTGTAACAAACAATTATGATAAAGAATTAACACTCAATAATAATGTAAAAATTAAAGGAACATTACAAAAAGATAATTCAGCAATAGGCGACCCTGATGAAGATTATATTACAACTAAATATTATGGTGAGAATTTTCCTATTCAATTTATGGCACAAATGACAATGATAACAGGTGGAAGCGTTAATAATTTAGTTCTAAAAAATCAATCATATACATCGCCTGCATATACTTTTACTGATAAAACAAATATTGTATCTTTAGGAATTACTGATTTAAATAAACAATTTAATAATTTTGTTTTAACATTTACAGATACACCTAATAAACTTATTATAGACACACCAGCAATAGGACAATCAGGAATTATTAAAGTTATAAATGCTAAAAAGATTAATGGATATGATTCTAATATTAAATCAACTATTACATTGCCTGTATTAGATAAATTAAATGATACAGAATATTTTAGTTATTATGTATTTTCAGAATCTGAAATATTAGTTTCAAGAATTTAGAAAAATGATAATATTAAGTATTATAAGTGTTTTAATATTGATAATAATTGCAATTTTAATAGTAAAATATATAAGAAAACATAAAAACAAGAAAAACAATAAAAAGATTAACAAGGAAAATAAGGACAATAAAATGATTTATCAATTTATGAAAAGACCTGCTGAAGAAGGTGACAATCCATTATTAAAATTTACAAAATATCAACGTAAAGTTTTGAGTTCAATGACTAAAATGTATGGTGCTGGTGAGCCTATTGCAGATTATCTTAATGAGTTTAGAAATCTTTGCTTAAATGATATAAACAAAACAGCCATTGAAATGATTGAAAAAGAAGGTAAAACATTTTTAAGTTTTGGTGGAAATACTGAACCCTTTGCTGAAGTGACTACTTCAGGAAAGAACGGACAATTATGCACTTTAGTTAAATGGTTAGATTTTTTTGATTATATGAGTGAAATTAATTATAATGCAGATGATGATAATTTACCTGATTTTGATGTTTTAACAGAACAAGAAAGAAATTGGTATCAAGAGTTTAGATTACAAAGACGAACTGACACCAATAATGAAGTTGTTTGTGAATATTTTAATAATAAACCTATTATATATGGTCCTAAAAGTTTTTATGATTATAAAGAAGTTTATCTTGGTGTAACTGAAACAAAAGGATATAAAAGATATATTTTTCTTGCATTAGACCCTGAATTTAAAAAAATAATTTTATATATATCTTTAATAACGCCTGAATATACGAGTCCTTTTACAGGAAGAGTAGGATTGGGTTATAAAATAGGAAGATATTTTGACCCTGTTGTTTATAAAAATTCAAATATTAAGCCATATTTACGATATACAGAAGAAGAAAAGAAATTAATAGATAATATGAAAGAGACTCTTCAATGGAATTCAATATTTGCTAGAATTATCAATTCTACTTCATTTCCTTGTATATATACAGAAAATGGAAAAAATTATGAATTTTATGGGTCTATTAATAATCCTACAAAAGCCGATGAAAGTAAAGAAGTATTGTTATACCTAGATAAATTAAGACTTAAACCGTTTGTAACAGCAGTATTGCGTTATGTAGATGATAAAAATTTTAACCTTACACTAGATAGATGGTTAGTATAAATCTATATTTAATAATCCTTTAAGCATTCAAACATTATAATTCAGCCAAACAATATATTAAAAGGAATACAAAATGGCTGAACTATCAATGTTATCAAATCAAATTCAAAATTATGATAATATAGTAAATCTTAATATCGGATTTACTAAATCTACAAAAACTATATCAAAATCAAGAGTTGATATATATTCTTACAGATATACAGATTTTAATAATTTCAAAGACTACAACGCTTATGAATTACGTGGAAGTTCAGTTGTTTATCAAAACAATAAACCCTTAAGATTCTATTATTCTGTTCCTAAATTTTTCAACTTAAATCAAACTGATGAAACTCAATTAAATATCATAAAAACAAAAACAATATCAAAAGTTTATGAAAAATTAGACGGCTCTTTAATTCAATTTTTAAGACTTCCAAATGGCGATATAGTTGCTAAATCTAAAACATCTTTTGAAACTTCACAAGCCTTAGAAGCACAAAGAATTTATTTAAATACACCTGAATTATTTGATTTTATTAATAAAAATGTAGATAATTATAATTTATTATTTGAATATATCTCTTATAATAATCAAATAGTAGTTAATTATAATGTAGATACATTAAGATTAATTCAAGTTAGAGATTTAGAAGGTAAATTTGTAGATTTGAATGATATTGATTTAGACCCTAAATTTATAGTTAAATCTGTAAATTTAACATTAGACGAAATCTTAGATATAGTTGAAAATTCAACTGATGATATTGAAGGATTTGTTGTATATTTTACAGATTCAACAATAGTTAAATTTAAGACCCTAGAATATCTAAGAAAGCATAAATTATTAACTAATAATCCAACTAAGAAAGAATTAGTTAATATGATTATTAATGAAACTATTGATGATTATATAGCAAATTTACAAGGAACTAAATATTCTGTAATATCAAATTTTAATTCACAAGTAATAGATAAAATTAACTACTATCAAAAATATATAAAAGAATTTGATTATTCACTAGATAGAAAATCATTTGCTATTCAAAACAGAAGCAATCCTGATTTTAGTTTATTAATGAGATGTTACGGCGTTACCGATGATAATCAAATAGAATCAGAGATTTTAAAATATATTGAGCGAAATGCAGATAGTCTGTTTGAGTTGAATTATATTGTTTCAGATGAATTTGATGATTAATATACTTTAAGTTTAGATTAATAATTCTCTAAGGTGTTCTTAAGTATTTTAATGTTATAATTCTCACATAACAAAGGAAAACAAGGAGCAAAAGATGAAAATAGTTACAGAACTACCAAAAGAACTAGCAGACTTTGAAGCAATTTATAGAGAATTATTAATCAAAGAAACTTTAGAATTAGTTTCAGATATTAGAGAAGAATATAATACATTAAAAGCAGAAAATCCAAGCAAAACAATGGAAATAACAGGTTATCTTATAGACAAATACAACAAATCTATAATAGATGAAGTTATAAGATTTAGAAGTAATAATCAATTTTTTATAGATAAATGCACTAAACAATCATTAACTCTATTTTCAAATCTTTTAAATAAAGTTTCATCAAAAGTAGGAAATATCACTGATTTATCAGATTTAACAACTACAACAGGAAACAATGAAATAGTTTTAAATGGAGTAGTAACAGGCGAATTTAGTAAAGTTAAAGTTCAAAGCATATTAGCAGGCGGTCACGGAGTTCAAAGACTTCACATCAGAACTTTAATAAAAGAGATTAAATAAGGGGGATAAAATGAAAGTAGAAAAATATCTTAACAATACCTTCTTTTAGAGAAAAAGAAAATATATTGCTTGCAATGAGTTCAGAAGAATTAACTAAACTTTATGAAGATGTTGATAATTATATTACGGCTAATGGTAATAATTATACACTTCAATGGCTATTAGATAAGAGTTTTAATATTGGTTATATCAATGGTAAAAAGGAAAAAGAATTAGGAATTTAATCTAGTTAATATAAGGAGTTTAAAATGAAATTTTTTGAGAAGTTTTATCTTAATATGTCGTCAGAAAAGAAAATAGAATTTAGAAAAGAAATAGAGAAAGAACTAAAATCAGTAAATGAAATGGCATATTCAAGAGTAGCCTATATTTATAAAGTTTCAGAACACGATAGAAAAATCGGCGAACATCTTGTAAAAATTTGTTGTTTTGATAATCCTGATGATTTAAACGGACACTATAAAGGCTTAAATTCTTGGATAAAACCTAAGCAAGGATATACATTAAAACAAGGTAAAATAACTTTTGATTTTCTATATGAATTATTATGGAATGGTTGGTTAGATTCAGGCGATGTGATGAAAAGAATTGCTTTAGAACTCAAAAATAAGCAATACAAAAAAGTTAAATTATATGATAATATTGATTACGATATATTATATAATGAAATTACTAAAGTTATGACTAAGGTTGTCAATGATATGCTAGAGCATAAATTTAACGATATCAGAGATTATTTAAATCCTGATAATTTTGTTAAATATCACGATTAAGAAGTTTAATATGATAAAAGATTTTATAAAAAGATTAAACAATTTAGGATATTATGAATTAAATGATATTTTTGATTTAGCAGAAATAAAAGAAACTGATAAATTGAAAATACAAACAATTAATCCGTGTAAATGTGTCATTTATATTGAACCTGAAATGATAACAATACCATTAAACATTAAGAAAATAGGATTTATTGATTCTTATATAGTAGATGAAATTTTATATTAAAAGAAATTGATAAGGAGTTAAGATGGGAAGTATGGGTGTTTTTGAAAAAATAATGATTTTTGCAACAGCGTTAGTCTTTGGTTTAATTGTTTATGTTATTTTTATTGTTTATAATACAGAAAATATAACAATTAATGGAATTACATATTATTGTGAAGATAATTATTCATATTATTATGAAGATTTAGGCACAACATCAACATCATTTATACCTGTTTTTAATGGTAAAACAACAATCTTAATGCCTAATACTATACACAACAAGGCAAAAAGAACTTTAGATTATAATATTTGTAAAACTCAAAACATACAACAGGATAGATAATATGAGTATTAAAGATTATATAATATCTAAAATTATAAGATTAAAAATAGTTAAAGATTTATGCGAGAAATCAAAAATTTTAGATTTAATTGAAAAAGATTCAAGAAATCTATTACCAAACACAATAGAATTATTATATGCAAATCCTGATAGTTTAACAAAAACAGAATTATTATATAATAAAATGAAAATTCTTAAGAATTTAACATCACATATTTACAGAACCGAAAGAATTAATTTTAAAATTACAGAAGATTTGTTATTTAAAACTATTATCAATTATAGTTCAGAAAGAGAAGTTTTTAATTTTTTATGTAATATGCTAAAGGAAACACATAAAGATGATTTTGATTTATCTGTAAGTTCTGATGATATAAGAAAAGAAGTTTATAAAAGAATTCGTCAAATCTGTAAGTTAGTTTTAAGAAAAGACTTAGTATAATTCTATTTTAAAGAAAGGATATAGGAGTTACGATGAAAACAGAACTTTATAATCAAATACTTACAGCAATGAAAAACATTAATTATCCTGAATTAAATCAAGATAATCTTTATGATTTACTACAAGATAATCACGGAATTGATAATCCTTATCATCAAGAAGGTTCATTTTTAACACACCTTAATCTAGTTAAAGAGCAAGCAGAGTTATTATATCCTGATGATGAAATCTTACATATTGCTTGTTTCTTGCACGATGTTGGTAAGCCATTTTGCAAAGTTTATGATTCTGAATCAGGCAAAACATATTTTAGGGGTCACGAATCTTATTCAGTATTTGTAGCATACGATGTTATTAAATATTTGATTAATAATTTTAACTTTGAAATTTCAAGATTTGATTTATTAAGAATATTATCATTAATTCAAAGACACGCAGACCCTTATTCATTAGGAATTAAAAAATTAGTATCAAGATATACACGTGCTGAATATAATGATTTAGTTAAAATTCATAGATGTGATTCACTTGGCAGAACACCTGCAAAAGACCCTATAATTCACGATATTAATTTATTCAAAGAAAGTAAAGAGAGTTTTGATTTTAGCCATAGTTTTGACAATAAAATAATCTATATGATAGGAATACCAAATTCAGGCAAATCAACATATATCAAAGAATTAACAAGAGTTAATAGTTTTAAGATATTGTCAAGAGATGATATTATAATGAAACTATCTAATACAGATGATTATAATAAAGCATTTGATGATGTTAATCAAGATTTAGTAGATACAGAATATAATAAATTATATAATCTGTATATGCAAAATAAAGAGAATTTTATTATAGATAAAACAAATACTACATATAAAACAAGAAATAAAAATATTAAAGAATTTAATTCACATAAAATAGGTATTTGTTTTTGCATAGGATTAAGTGAAATTCTTAAAAGAAATAATTTAAGAACAAATAAAAAACTTAGTATAAGTGTAATAAATAAATTTATGACGCAGTTTCAATTTCCTTATAGCAATGAATTTGAAACAATTTATTATGTATTCGAGTAATTTGAATAGTTTGAGTAGGGAGTAAATATGCAATTAGAATCTAAAATTAACGGCTTGGCAGTTATTGTTACTATATTAATGGAGTCTTCAGATGATAGACTTACTATTAATATTTTTAAAAAACATAATAAAGAGTTTTTATTAAGTTTAACAGATTATAAATACAATTTAAACAAATATTTTGATACACCTATAGTTTAAAAGTTCTAAGGTTTAAATTTTGCCTAATAACACCACAACAGATAATACCACTAAAGGTTATATAGGATTTACAGGAAATCTTTTATTGCTTAAAAATATAGCAAATCTTGATAATCCTGAATCCGCTCACAGATATCACACTTTAGAAGAAACTGAATTTAAGTATGATTTAAGTATTAATAAATCTAGCAATATAGAAATAGCAAAAGTTTTCTTAGATGATGGATTTCCTAATGGATTAACTATTAATAATGATTTAAATTTACGTGGATTTATTAAATCTTTTAACGAGCAAACAGAACCTGTAACTATTAATGAGCGAGAACAACTTAAATTTAGTGGTGCTAATTTTTATAAAAATGGTAGATATGCAGGATATGAATATTGTTTTAAGTTTAGTGTAAATATACTATTTAGGATTAAATTAGAGCGTATTGTAAGCAATTCAGGTTCAACAGGTAATAATACATCAGGAACACAAGGAACGACTTATACAGGTAACGAGAAGCCTGAATTTAGATATAAACAACTAGAACAATTATTTCCCTATCAGTTGCAGAATATCACAAGAGATATAAAGGGTAATGATTTTGATAGAGCCGATAAAACAGGTAGATTGGTAGGAAATATTATATTTTTACCTAATTATGCAGGCACTGATATTAATATCCCTAATAATAAATTATATCTTAAATATAAATTTTTTGATATTTCAGAAATCCCTAATTATTATCCAAAAAATAAAATTTTATTAGATTATTTTAAGAATTCAGATTTTAAATATTGTGAATTTAATCAATATTTCAAAAATCAAGAATTATCAGGAATTACGCATTTTCATCAAAATTATGATAAAATTGATACTATTCCTAGTTGGTTTGGTAACACTGATGAAACACAAAGAATTTTCTATTCAGGCAGACCACCTAAAGAGCGTGTGATTAATTATCAAGAATTAATTAATGAAGGTTCAGGAATTATAACTGATGTAGGATATTTCAATAAAGATAAAACAGATGATTTATATTATTTTGGATTATTAAAAAAATCTTTTCTTATATTATTAATAAGAAATAATAATATTGACACTGCTATTTTTACTTTTGATTATTTAAGCAAATTTAGTCCATTTAATATTAAAAGACAACCTATTACTGATTATGATACTATCAGAACAAAACGACCAAAATTAAGAGATTTATCACGTTGGATAAACTTTAGAGATACACCTAGAGTTTAAAATTTTAAACTTTTATTAAGATTTATATTATATAATACTTAAAAATTACAAGAGTTGCAAGGATTAAAAATGAATACAGAACACAAAGAGTTTAAATCATTTTCTGATTTTTTATTAAAATCAGAAGTATTAGAAGAAAAAGGCGAGAGAAAAGCAATTATAGATTTTACAGAAGATATTTCTAATCAAATAAGAATTCACTTTGTAAAATTAAGTTGTTTTGACAATCCTGATGATATTAAGAAACATTTTATTTCTTTAGATGGTTGGATTGATGATATACAAGAATTAACATTTAATAAAAACAAAAGACTTCCTGAAGATGATTATTTTAAATACATTTGGGCTAATGAAATGAGTGATTTGGATAAATTTGAAGACTTATTTTTGGAAGTTAAGGATTTATATAAAGATGTATCGCCAAGAAAAAATTTAAAAATCTCTAAAGTATATTCACAATTAACTAGATTATCAAGAGAATTATCAAGGTTGATATCTAAAAATTTCTTTACATTGACTAAATCGCTGTTTGATGAATTTGAGATTGACTACAAATAAAGTAAATAAGGAGTTTAAAAATGTTAAAATTAATTGATAATACAATAATCAATACCAATTCTATTGTTAAGGTTTATTTTAATGAATCAAAATATTTGTGTATATCTGATAATACAAATCAGACAATTACTTTTATATTAAAAAATCCTATTGATAAAGAAGATGAAAAAGACGCAATGAGATTAATATTTAATCAAATTCAAGATAATAATCTTTTTGAAATAAATATTGATAAAATTATGAATGTTTTTGATGTAAGTAGGGATATTTAGATATGCCACCTGTTGCTAGACTTCACGATATTTGTAGCGGACACGATTCTTTTATACCTAGTCCTGTAATTCAGGGTTCTGATAATGTTATTACAAATAATTTGCCAACATTTAGAAAAACAGACGCAGTTCAGCCACACCCTAGTCCTAGTCCGAGTCCGCCACACCCTAGATTTGGTAAAGCAGGTTCAGAAACCGTATTTGTTAATAATTTGGATATTATGAGAATAGGCGACCCAATAGATTGTGGTGGCGTGGTAATTACGGCAAGCGATAATGTTTTGGCAGGGGGATAATGCACTATAATGAATCATCAAGAGAACACAAATAATACTAAACAATTGATTGAATTTCCAAAATATGTCAGATATTTAAAATCAAGATATGAAGAATATTATTTTCAAATAATTATTAAAAAATTATTATATAAACACGATTTGGTAACTTCAATTAAATTGCTATCTAGGCGAATTTGTAAAGGCAATGTTAAAAGATTTATCACAAGAACATTAAAGTTTTTTGAATCTCAATATACCATTGATGAAATTTATCAAGAAGTCCTTAAAACATATAAATACGAGCCTAAAAAATATAATATGAAAACTTTTACAATAACAAAAGAAATTAAAAAAGAAATTACAAATTCAATTCAAGAAAAGCAAAAGAAAAAAAATTTATCAAAATTGGGTGTTGAATATCCTTTTCAATCTAATAAAATACAAGAAAAAGTAAGAGAAGTTACATATGAGAGATATGGATTTACTTCTTTGTTCTTTAGCGACGAATTTCAAGACAAAATAAAACAAAATACACTTAGAAAATATGGCGTTGAAAATATGGGTGGTTCAGAAGAATCTTTAGTTAAAATTATGAGATATCATATAAACAAATATTCTCTTATAGAAGTAACAGAAAAAGATTTAGATAAACTAAAATTAATTTTTTCTTATGTAAAGTCTTTTGTTATTACAGACAAATTACTTTTAAAAACATTAAAAAAATATAATGATTTTGTTTTTGATTCAAGAATAAGAGCAAAAATCACAAATATTAAAAAATTTGGTGCAGACAATATTTTCGCTTCAAAAATTTATAAAGAATATATATTACAATATAATTTAGAAAAATATAATAGAGAAAGTCACACTCAAATACATTTTAAAAATTATGAAAATTTAAATGAAAATTTTGTTAAATATGTATTTATTGATGATAAGTATTTTTATTTAAAAAAATTTTGTAGTTATTTTAATGTTGATTTTTCAACGGCGATAAAATACAAAGAAAAATTTGGTATAGAGAAGCCAAATTATTTTTTAAAATGTCAGACACAACGATTTATTTTTGAGAATATTAAGACAAACAATAAAATATTAAATAATAGAAAAATTATATATCCTTTAGAATTAGATATTGTATTGCCTGATATTAAACTTGCTATTGAATATGATGGGTTAATGTATCATTCAGAAGGTCTTTTAAATGAAGGAAAAATAAGAAATATTGACAAGAATTATCATATAAATAAAACATTAGAATGTGAAAAAATTGGTTATAATTTATTTCATATATTTGAATCTGATAATATAGATATATGGTTATCAATGATTAATAATAGATTAGGTCTTAATGAACGTATATATGCTCGTAAATGTATTATTAAAGAATTAAAATCAACTGAAATTAAGGATTTTTTAAATAATAATCACTTACAAGGATTCATCAATTCATCAATTAACTTAGGATTATATTATAATAATGAATTAGTATCAGTGATGACCTTTTCTAAACCTAGATTTAATAAGAATTATGAATATGAATTAATCAGATTCTGTAATAAATTAAATACATCGGTTATAGGCTCTGCTTCTAAGTTATTTAATTATTTCATTAAGAATTATAATCCTAAATCAATAATCAGTTATGCCAACAGAAGATTCAGTAATGGAAGTATTTATGAAAAATTAGGTTTTAAATTCTTAAGAAAAACAGCACCTAATTATTTCTATTTTAAACCTAATGATGTTGCAATATTAATGTCAAGAAATCAATTTCAAAAGCATAAATTGGCTAATTTATTAGAAAAATATAATCCTGAATTGTCAGAATCAGAAAATATGTTTAATAATGGATATAGACGTATATATGATTGTGGTAATTTAGTTTATGAATACATTAGAAGTATCAAAAATTAATTAAGGAGCAAAAAATTGAGTGTAGCAGGAACAATTACAAAATTAAATAAAGCAAAACAAATTAAAAATGATGAATTTTATACAAGATATGAAGATATTGAAAAATTTATATCACAATATTCAGAACATCTTAAAG